ACAGTTATTCCGTTCTACGCACAGCGCACAGGCTTTTTCACTGGCGAACCGGTGCTTGAGGATTTGGCCGATGTCAACATTGCGCACTGGCAATCGCAATCAGACCAGCGCAACATTCTGCACTTTGCCCGCGTGCCGATCCTGTTTGCGTCTGGTCGCGGGGACGATGAACCGCTGGTTATCAGCGCAAGCCAAGCCGTCACCTCGCGCGATGCAGATGCTAAGCTGTCGTGGGTTGAACATTCGGGGCAGGCGATTGGCGCTGGCCGCACCGATCTGAAAGACCTTGAGTTTCAAATGCAGGCGTTGGGCTTGCAGCTATTGGTCGCCAGCCATGAGACGGCAACAGGGGCGGCGCTGGATGCGGTTAAAGAAACCTCTACGCTGTCTATGATGGCGGACAACCTTAAGGATGCGATTGAGCAGGCGTTGTTCTGGATGTCGTTTTATGCTGGGCTGCCGGAAGAAAATATCACGGTGCAGGTCAACAAGGAATTTGGCATCACGCCGCTGACCGCGCAGGAAGTGCAGGTTATGCAATCCGATGTGTCGCTTGGCTTATTGTCAAAAGAGGCGTATTATGAGGAACGCAAGCGGCGCGGGTTCCTGCGTCCCGATCTGGATACGGAAACCGACATGGACGCAATCAGCGAGGAAGCGCCGGACCTTACTGGCGATGCGCTTGATCTTACAGGGCCAAGTGCTGTTGATAACGCGCTTGCCGCATTGAATGGTGGTTGAAGAATGAATTACGGGAAAAAGCCAACAACCAAACGCAAGCCAAAGCCAAAGAAGTAGGGCCGCAAATGAATGATGATCTAGGCGAGTTTGTCGGCAAGGGCTTTGCGTTGTTGCGTGACCGGCTAAAAGCTGTCGAGGCGCGTAAGGCTATCAATGGCATTGATGGGCAAGACGGCAAGAATGGGGCTGACGGGACGGACGGTGCAGATGGATCGGACGGGCAAAATGGCATTAACGGCCTTGACGGCGGGACTGGATTGGACGGCGACAACGGTACTGACGGGCGAGACGGTTCAAGCGGTGCCGACGGGTCCAATGGTCTGGATGGCAAAGACGGGCAAGATGGAATTGACGGGCAAGACGGGGCCGATGGGACAAACGGCACAAACGGCACTGACGGAATGGACGGCAAAGACGCCACGGCAACGGACGGCACCGACGGCGTGGGCGTTGACAACACAAGCGTAGACAAGCGCGGGCATCTTATCGTCACGCTGACAGACGGGCGCGAGATCGACGCGGGCAAGGTTAAGGGCAAGGACGGGTCGCAGTTTCACGGGATGATTGCAGGCGGGCCAAGCGCGGCCAGCACAGCAGCCCCGCAGTCAATTATCTATGTGACATCGCCAGACCAGCTTGCAGGCACGTTGCAAAGCGATAAGCTGTATTTCATCGACGGCACTGTTGATATGCAATCAACGCAAATCATCGTGCCTGCGGGCGGCTTGAACATTGGCGGCGCTGGTTTTGACGTGTCGTGTCTCACAAGCACGGCAGACAACTATACAATGTTTATCAACGCGGCTGGATCTTATTCGGGCAACCTGTATTTAACAAGCCTTGACGTGATCGTAGGCGGCGCGTCATCGCAAGTCTTTGATCTGGACGCCAAGGAAAACGGCAGCACTATCGAATTTAACAACGTGAACTTTATCACATGCACATCACTGGGCGAGGCCGCTAATTTTCGGCAGGGGCTTGCGCGCAATGTCGGATGGGTAAGTATCACGGACGGGTTGACGCTTTCCGGCACATGGTCGGGCGGCTTTGCTGCGTTTGACAGCATTATAGTGGGCGCGCCAATGTCCGGCGTTCTATTCCGCGCGGGTGCGGGCCTTACGCTTGGCGGGTCTTTCCGTTCCAACATCAACGCACTGTCACTCGGCACAAACGGCGGCATTTTCTGCGACTTTGCACCGGCCAACATTTTGCTGGATGCGGGCTTTGCATTATCAGGTCTGCGGACAAACCCGCTATCTAACACCCTGCCAAATATGCCAGCCACATCGACCAAGGCACTTATCAAGGATTGCGTGGGCATTGGAAACACGTACCCCGGAGCCGCGCACGTTCCAGTTTCCGACAGCGTTATCACTATCACGGCGCAAAACACCTTGACGCAAATCACGGGCGAAATGACGCTTGTGGAACCGTACTGGTTTAGCACGGCCAACACCAACGGGCTGCGGTCTGATTGCGCACAGGCGGTCGAGGGACGCGCGGACGGCACTATGTCGTTTTCTGGGCAGGCGAATACTGAAATATCCGTCCAGCTTCGCCACTTTATCGCGGCAACGTCCAGTTATGAAAACGTCGGGCCGGAATACGAGGCGACAATTAACGGCGGGTTAATTGGCACGCTGGCAAGCAACGTGTCGTTCGGCGCAACCGTGACCATGCAGCAGGGCGACCGCGCGGAAGTCTGGGTTAAAAACAGATCAGGCACAAACGACATCACGCTTAAATCTGGCGGGCAGTTTGAAGTATTGGGGCGGTAATGGCATCTGCAAACGATAAAATCCTAGACGCAATGCAAACCCGTGCGCTGGACCTGCAAAGGCTGGCGGCGGGGCAAGCGCGTGATGTCAACAAGTTTCTGGCAACGCTGCAAGGCGATATTGTTGCACAGCTTGCGCGGGTTGATCCGACGGGCATTGGCAGCATATCGCGGCGCGCGGCCCGGCTGGAAAAGCTGTTGGATCAGGTCAAGGCCACAATCGTTGCATCCTATCGCAGCGAAGGCAAGCGGCTGGCCAATGAACTGCGCGAGATTGCGGACATGGAAGCGCGGTTCGCTGTCGCTGCGATCAACAACAGTGCGGGCGTGCAGCTTATCACGTCAGAACTGACACGCGGGCAATTGGTGGCCATTACGGGCGATCTGTTGGTTCAGGGCGCACCAGTTGCCGAAACCCTATCAAGGCAAGCTGGCGACACGCTCAAGCGGTTCACGGACAACATGCGGCTTGGCATCGCGCAGGGCGAGACAAACGCGCAGTTAATTCGGCGCATTCGGGGCGGAAAGCAGAATGGCGAGGTGGTCAAAGGCTTTATGGACATCACGCGCAGCCATGCCGACAGCCTTGTGAGATCCGCAACGCAAGCAGTTTCGCAGGCATCGCGGCAAGCGGTCTATGCCGAAAATGACGACATCGTAAAGGCCGAACAGTGGGTAAGCACAATTGATCTGCGCACCACAACCGAATGTGGCGCGCGCGACGGGCTGACATATACCGTCGGCACGCATGAACCGATTGACCACACGTTGCCTTGGGGCGGCGGGCCGGGCAACCTGCATTGGGGTTGTCGATCAACATCTGCGCCTGTGCTAAAGTCTTTCCGCGAGTTGGGTTTTGACATTGACGAAATGACGGACACAACGCGGTCGAGCCTTGACGGGCAGATTGCGCAAGACACGTCGTTTGAAGGCTGGTTATCTAAGCGCACGGTTGCAGAGCAAGACGAAAACCTTGGCGTAGGCCGTGCAAAGCTATGGCGCGAAGGGAAAATATCGTTTCGGGATCTTATGGACGCAAACGGCAGGCCGTTGACGTTGATGGAATTGCAAGCTAGGGTTTAGGTCTAACAAAGGAGAGAACAATGGCTGACTTTATATTTATATTCTGCGACGGACACGAAGAACATGGGTCTAAAGGCGTTGACGCGTTTACTAACGAGGCTAAATTTATCGAATTTGTGAGGCAGTCGGTAAAAGATTGCGTAGATGATCTTTCGGCTCACATTGAGAAAGCCAAGCGATCAAATGGGGGTCCGATTTTTGTCCACACAGATGTCGGTTGGGGCGGGCCACATATTTTTGTCGTCCCAAACGGCGAACGGTAGGCCGTTGACGTTGATGGGATTGCAGGCCCGCATCTAACCCCTTGCGCCCTGCGTAAAATTGCTGTATTCCTTGCCTTGACTACCTACGCGCTTTAATTAGTGCAACATAACGAACCAAACAACCCTGCCTCGGCGGGGATTTTTGCGTTGGCGGGATGCCTGCGCGTTTAACAGCGGGAAGCTGAACCAATGAAAATCGAAGTATCAGACGCGACAACACTGCCAACATGGCTGCAAACCCACGTAGCAGACGGCCACCTTGATCTTGGCGCGCTTGCTGCGCCAGAGGACGTGGCGGGACTGAAAACGGCGCTGTCGAAAGAGCGCGGCAATGCGGCAGCGTATTCCAAATATGGCAGCCCGGACGAGATCGACGCCAAATTCGCAGACCTGACCGAAAAGGCCAAAGGCAACGGCAAGGGCGCAGACGATGCGCAGGCCAAGCTGGACGCGATGAAAAACGATTATGAAGGCAAGCTGACCGGCGCGAATGACCGGATTAGCAAAATGATGCAACGCGGCGCATCCAGCGACATGAAAGCAGAGTTGGCAAAGGCCGGATTTATTCCAGACGCCATTGACGACATCGCATCAAGCGCAATGGGCCGCCTACAGTTTCACGATGACGGCACCGTTAAGGTGATGACATCCGACGGAAAGCCGATGATTGGATCTGGTTCCGATCACGGCGCGACCCTTGCCGATCTGGCGAAGGAACTTGCGACATCTAAATCATACGCGGTTCGGGATGCAGGCAAGGGCGGCGGCGGGAAGCCAGCCGGATCACAAGGCGGGACGCCTGAAAAACCAACAGTAACGCGCGCGGCTTTTGACGCAATGTCACAATACGAGCGTGCAACACATGCAAAATCAGGCGGCACAGTCAAAGACTAGCCCCCGCAAAAGGAGCCTAACAAATGGCAAACGTACTCACAGACCTCGCAGCAGACATCTACCGCGCAGCCGACATTGTTGGCCGTGAATTGGTTGGCGTCATTCCATCCGTAACAATCAACGCCGGCTCCGAAGGCGCTGCGTTTGGTGACACGGTTCGCGCTGCATACACCCGCACGCCAACGCTGAACGACAGCTATGCGCCTGCGATGACAATCCCAGAAGGTGACGATCAGACCGTTGACAACAAGACCATGACCATCGACAAGGTTGCCAACATTCAGATCCCATACACCGGCGAGGACATCAAGCACCTGAACAACGGCGCTGGATACGAAACTGTTTACGGCGACCAAATCGCACAAGCCATGCGCAAAATCACCAACGCAATCGAAAGCCACACGGCTTCTACTCTTGCTCTTGGTGCGTCACGCGCAATCGGCACCGCTGGCACAACGCCTTTCGGTTCCAACTTTGATGAAGTTGCAGAAATTCGTCAAATCTTGGTTGACAACGGTATGCCACTTGACGGCCAAGCCACAATTGCGATGAACACCGCCGCCGGTACAAAGCTGCGCAACCTTGCACAATTGCAGCGTGTCAATGAAGCTGGCGGCGAGGAACTGTTGCGTCGCGGCGAATTGCTTAACCTGCAAGGCTTGATGTTGAAGGAAAGCAACGGCATCGCATCGCACGTCAAAGGCACTGCAACAGGCGGACGCACAAACGACGCATCCGGCGTGGCTGTTGGCGCAACTGTTATCCCGTTGGAAAACATCACCGCAGGCGGCACAGGTTACAAGGCCGGTGACGTTGTGACCTTCGCATCCGACACCGCGAACAAGTACGTTGTTGAAGTTGGCCTTGCGTCTGGCGCAACTGGCAACATCACTATCGCTGCACCGGGCTTGCGGGTTGCGTTGCCTGACAACGACAACATCACAATCTTGAACAACCACACAGCCAACGTGGCATTTCACCGCGCGGCCTGTGAGTTGGTTGTTCGTCCACCTGCGCAGCCTTTGGGTGGCGATGCGGCTGTTGACCGCCTGACCGTACAAGACCCGTTCTCTGGTCTTGTTTACGACATCGGCGTTTATAAGGGCTATGGAAAGTCGATGTTTGACATCACGACTTTCTATGCCGCGAAGGTTTGGAAGCCGAATTTCGTCGCAACATTGCTGGGCTAAATTTAGCAGAGGGGCGGGCTTCGGCTTGCCCCTTCACTAAGTTTAGAAGGGACCGCGCATATGGCACTTGATACCACAATTGGCGGCGTAAATGCTGACAGCTACGGCACGCTTGCGGACTATGAGGGCTACGCGCTGGGCATGGGCTACACGCTCGCTGCCACCGATGCGGCAAACGAAATCAACATGCGCAAAGCTGCGAACTATCTTGATCGTAAATATTCTTTTATCGGCATGAAGCAATATCAATTTCAAGCCCTGTCTTGGCCGCGCTTGGTCAACGACCTTGTGGATAGCTGGCCGGTCGATCCTGACACAATCCCGCTGGACATCAAGCACGCGCAATTTGAAATGGCGTTTATCCTGCAAGGCGGGCTTGATCCGTTTGCAACGATTGAAACCAGCACGACAAGCGAAAGCATTAAAGTCGGGCCGATCACAATCGCGGGCAACAACCTGCCAACATCAACGCCCCGCATTGTTGCGGTTGAAGGGCTGTTGCGCGATTACATTCGCGGTGGCGTGGGCATGGCTAACATGGTGCGTGGCTAATGGCTACTATTGCAGCACAGGTCACAGCGGCTTTCAACAAGATTGCCGCAAAGCAACCGGACGCGATACAGACAGGCATAATTCAACAACCAACACCACAGGCCACAGGCGGCGGACCAAGCGATCCAACGGGCGGCACGGCAGGCACAACACCAACGCCGGTCACGGCCCGCATGGCGATATTTTTAATTGACGGCAGCAGGATCGACGGGACTGCCATAAAAGCGGGCGACTTCCAAGTAATCATTGAGCCTATCGGGATTGAAATCACGTCGTCGGATCTTGTGACGTTTTCGTTTGCTGGCATTACAAAGGCCCGCACCATTGTTGATACGGGCCGCGTGGCATCGGGCGGACAGACGGCGCTTTATGACATGGTGTGCCGTGGGTAGTTTTGCGGATCAATTGCGGGCCGCGCAAACAAAGACTGAACGCAAGATGGACACGTTGGCCCGGCGCGTTGCATTGGACGTTTTTCGCAATGTAATATTTGAAACCCCTGTTGATAAGGGCGGCGCGCGGGCAAACTGGCAACCGTCCATCGGCTCACCAGCAGTCGGAACCGTGAACGCAACAGACACCAGCGGCGCGGCAACAATGGCAAAAGTGCAAGCAAAGATTGCGACGATGGACGCGGGCGACATTATCTACCTGACAAACAACCTACCCTACATCTTAAAGTTGGAAGAAGGCGGTTATCCTGACGGGCCAAAGACAATCGGCGGCTTTTCACGCAAAGCACCGGCGGGAATGGTCGCGCTGACTGTGCAGAAATTCCAAAGCATTGTCCGGCAGCTTAACATAGAGATTGGCAGACAATGAG